TATACGATTGACCATTCGCTCCCCGTAGCCATGACATCAAAACGATATTGCTTTGTGTAGCACGTGAATTTAATCTTTCCGTCAAGCGTCTTGACATAGGTAACGCCCATGACCTTTTCTTGCCCAACGCCGTTGTAATACACGCAGAAAGCATATCTGGAATCCAGTGTGTGCATCGTGACGTATGTGTGCGGATCTTCTGTAAAGTCAGTCTTAATATCGATCAGTCTATGACCGATGCCAACCTTCTCGACAAAATCTCCAAGGATCTGATTCTGATAACTAACATCCAGACCGTTCAGAAGCATCTCATTCAGAGCGGCAATGCCAGTATCATCAGAAACAGGATCTGTCGTATGCATCTCCCTGTCTCCATGCTGAATTAGCACAGGCGGTATGCCCCAGAAGTAGCCTTTCTTAAAGTCCGTGACATACGATGCGGCGTTTTCCGATACGACAATATCAATTTCCGGGCGAACAATCTTCTCCCTCTGGAGCGGCTGTTCGCCAAGTTCGTAGTCAATCAAATATTGTATGTCTGAGAGATTAAGACAGTGAATTCCATATGATCTCTGCAAAACCTCTATTAAGTTTGATTGGTCGATCTCTCTATAATCCGTCAGGATTTTGATTCTGCCTCTGTGATTCATACCCATTCACCCAAAACAAAAAGAACCGGGGTCATCCCCGATTCCTTTTGACACGTTTTATCTTTTTATCTCTGATATATCTGCCACCATACGTCACGCCAGATGCGGTTACTCTCTCATCCCACGTGGACGGCACTCTCACAAAGTGCTTTCCGGCAGTTCGCAAAGTGTCTTTGCGCTTGCTGTTCGCTGATTTGTCCATGACGCAATTTTACCGACTATCACAATATCACACCTAAAAGCAAAAAAAGTGCTAAAAGGTGCTAACCCTTCAGATACCTGTTATAAAACTCTTGTAATGCTTCCCCGTGCATATGTTTTATGCGTTCATAACTATAATCCATGTCCAAGGCTATATGGAGCAGTTGCCTTGATGAGTAGTCATCATGCAGATACCGTCTGGTAAGGATCTCAACATACTCTGCCTTGCTCAGATTGTTTATCTTGTCAACACAATCATTAAAGAACTGCTCATACTGCCAGATGGCATCCATAGCTTCCTTCTCGGCATCGACAAGCCTTGCCATCGTATCGGACAACGCATCTGAAGGTGATGTCTGTATCTTCTCCATGTCATATGACACACCTTTAAGATAAACAATGCTGTTCCTAATGTTGTCGTATATTCTCTTTTTGTTCTCCATCTGCGTCTTTAATGTCCGACATTGACGCAGATACTCTTTTGCTGTCATAATGCATACTCCCATTTATAGCCATAAGCCATATTGCTTCTGCCCTTACATACCCTAATCACGGCAGAAATATCAGCACCCGTCTCCCTACATGCATCACCCAAGCATTCAAATCTCTTAATAAACTTTCCGTCCAACGTATACTGGTTTACGGGTTTTTCAAATCTCTTGTTTCCCAATTTGCATCTTTCATTCCTTGTTCCATAATTGGCGTTATATTTTGACGTGCACCATTCCAAATTATCAACTCTACAATTTTTGATATTTTCGTCTTTGTGATTTACTTCTGGATAATTATTAGGATTGGGGATAAAGGCCAATGCAACAAGTCTATGCAATAAAAATCGTTTCACTCTTCCATCACCACCATATGCAGTCACCCCTAAATATCCATTTGGATACACATATGGCTCATATATTCTTCCGCTGATAAATCTCTGACCACTACCGCATGTGCGTCTATATCTATCTTTGCCACGGAAACGCCCCAAGTTACTCACTTGATAACTATCCTCAAATTCTGGAACATCTTTCCAGATCTCTTTCATGATTTCACCCCTCACTAAAACGGACTCTTGACAATTCTTGTTGGTTCTGGCGGCGGCGCGGATCTCCATTTTGCAAACGATGCAAGTCCATCTACACAGTCATCATGCAAGGCTTTGCCGTTTACTGGATATGTCAATATCTGACTCATCATTACGCCATAATCACCCTTGGCGGCGTACATGGACTTGTCCTTGAAAAGTACATGTTCCTTCCACCATGGAGCAAATACGATGATTTTTGTCTCTTTGTTCTGCGTGGTATACTGCTGAGTGATATTGCAGTATCCTCCAGCGGCTTTCACTCTCTTATTGACTTCTTCTGCTACCCTGTCTCCACCAGAATTGCTCTCATACTGGCACGCATGCACTTTGTTCTTGAGCAGAATATTTGTAGATTTCTGATACTGCACCTCATAGTCGGAACCATTATCACAGATACAGTCATCCAGATAATAATCTGTGCCATACTGCAAAAGCACAGGTTGAAAGAAAAAGTCCGTCCCTTTCTGCTTCGTATCGACAATGCTCCATATCGCATCAGGCTCTTGCAAAGGCAATGACAGATACCGTCTCAGTTCATCCTCATGTACAAGCAATCCCTCGCGCTCAATTGGCTGATTCATGTACAGGCACTTGAAAGAGATGTCATCCATCGATTTCTCCATGTCATGAAAATACTCTGTTGAGAATCCCACGCCATACTTGTAGTTGAAATTGCTTTCGCCATTTTCATCGTAGGCCGGAATCGCAATAAACCTTGCCCTTGGATCATCCTCATGCTCTCTCTGGAGCCTGCCCACTACGTCCTGGACTGACCATCGCGTCTGTATGTGTATCTCTTTGCAGAAATTCTTCTTTCTGGTCTTTAGGTCTGTATTGTATGTCTGCCATAGCTTATCGAGTCTGTCTTTCGACAACGCCTCTTCGATTCCACTGCACAAGTCATCTGCGTAAAGAATGTTTTCGCATCGTGTTGCACCAGTTAGTGATGCATTGATTGCTCTACACGTAAGCGATTTGAACCTTTTGGGCTTTCCGACATTGATCGTCTGTTCTTTGGAATTAAAGTCTCCACGTGGATTGAACTTTACATGTGGGAATATCTCATGCCACGTATATTCGACTGGGTCATTAAGTATCTGCGACACTCCATCATAAAAACTTCTGGTAAGCGTCCCAGAATGCGCTGATGCCAGATTCGGCAACTCTGGCTCCCATCCCATACACCCTGATAGAAAGAATATCCCAGCCGTACTTTTGCCGGATCCAGGACACATGGAGATCGTCAGAAGATCAATCTCATCATTCATGAGTGCTTGCATTCCACCAGTCACGCCAAATTGCAGAAACTTGTCTCTTCTCGGCTCGTAAAACCGCTTATCTGGATCTCTGTTCTTCTCCAGATACAAAAAATAGCTGTCCACTACTTTCTCTTTTGCTTCAAACAACAGCAACCGCCAATACAAATCATCAAATGCCCCACTCCCAGTCACTTTTGCCTTGTACTCAGCCATCTGTTTTGCATAGTTGCTGACTTTCAGGGCATAACTCCGCATATAAGCGTCATCCATGCCGCCTTCCTCTTTCAGTGAGCAGAGAAGGTCATGTACATCCTTGATATTCTGCGCAGTATCAAGGCCGGATTGTATGATTCTGGAAAAAACCGACTTGTATTCTGTGAGAAGCATAAAAAAAGAGCCTCCTATCCCTTTGTATTGGGATGGAGACTCATCGGAACTGCATTACACCATCAGATATTTATGGTCATTTTAGCCTTGCAATTTGTGTTTTTGCAAGTGTATGGCAAATCTTTAATCTTGGTCAACTTGTTTACCACAAACTGACGTTTTCCGCAAACTGGACAGCATACCCAGAATTTCTCTTTGTACACCATTGTGTATGCCTGTCCATCACATTCTTGCGGCTCGTTCATATATTTCTGCATAATCGATACCCATCATATCAAACCACATCGTGATTTTGTAATATATACTCCCGTACATCGTCACCTCTTATCTCTGTGATGCAAGATAATGTCAATAATCTCAACTACCGTAAACATCACTCCGAAAAAGATCCCCCATGACAAGACCATGAATGATATAACCATGCCCAATGGCTTGCCTATCAGGATCTCAGCTATGTATCTCATGCCGCAAACATCTCCAGTACGTCCTTAGTCGAAATGCCTTTTTGCCATGCATCCGTTTGTGATTGCTTCCGCTTATTGCCTTTACAGTAAAGGTTAATGTCATTGAGGATGCCGCAATTTGTCGAAACAATCTTTCTGCCTTGTCCATCTCCTCATCCTCTGTAGACTCTATGGTGACAGCGTTGCCAAGTTCCATAAAGTTTTTGCCATCCAGTGAGACGAATACCTTTTTTGGCGTAAAAATCTCTTTCGGCGGCATCTCACTCCTCCGGCATATAGTACCATTGCGGCAATACACTCAGCACATGGACAGATTCATCAAAGTCATCATACAGATCTGGTGACGATGCGATGAATGGCAGTATCTTGTCCGAAAAAGACTTATCAATCTCTTCCTGTGAGGGAAACAACTCGCCCAACATCTCAGAAAAGACTTCTTCTGCTCTGTCCTCTGTCTTGTAAGCTGCCAGTATCTCTTTGTTTCCATCACACAGCCGTGCATGGATAAACCTTCCGGCAACGCTCACGGTAAAAATATTGTCAAAATTTGTGAATCCAGTTCTGTCACTGTGAATCACTATCATAGTCACGTATCTCCATTCTTTTCTTTTGCCGGAAAATTTTTCGATTACGCTTCTTCCAAAACATCCACGCCTTGCGGTTGTTCTTTACCCAGCAAGCCCAATGACGGGAAAAACGATCTTCGAATGTCTCCTTCTTGTGGATATTCCCTTTCATGCTTCCACCAACTCAAAACGCATTTTTTTAATAACCATTGGCCTCACGACTGTCCCATCAATAAGTCTGCCGCCACCGTAATAAACAGAATCCACATCCACGCTATTGATATAACAAATATGTTCAGAACCTTCAAAGTTGATTTTGTAATACACATCGTCTTCGCTGTGTATCCGATTATGCTCAGTTCCGCAATACTCGCACTTGCCAGATTGAGGCAATGGCGCACCGCAGTTTCTGCAATTATCCATGACTCTTCAATTCCTCGACCTGTGCCAGAATATCCTCACGCTCATTCTCCATTAGGTCTTGCCAGTCCCCAACATATCTATACGTCAAATCCTTTTCGGATGATATAGATATCCTCTGCACATATGCATTGAGCATATCGTAATCCCTCTGGTAACAGTGAAAGCTGTTTGCTCTATGGGTATATGTCCCAACTGGCACGCCAAGTACATCTGCGATTCGCTTCTGCAACATGATCAGCGCAAAAGCATTCATAAACGTTGCCTTGCACGCATCGTTGGAGCGGAACAGAACCATGCAGTCCAATTTGCCGTCACGGATAAAATACTGAATATGCTGAAGACATGCAGGATCATCACTGCCCATATCCTCTGGAGTTCTGATGCACATCACCGCACGCCTACTGGATGGATTTCTCCGCAGTTCATCAATCACAAACTGGATTTGTTTTCCCATGCGCTGATGATAGGTGTATGCCCACTTGCCGCGCTCCACCTCAAAATCCAGAATGCCGTCAAGCATCTCCATACGGTATTGTTCCAGCTCTCTGGCTCCACCGATAAAACACTTTGAGATCATCGGTTCATGGAGCGGCTCCGTAACATGTATGGTCATGGACAGTTCCAGTTGTTTGCAATTCCAGTCCGCACAATCAGATTCTTCACCAAAAATGCTCAGTTTTGTCAGCGCATTATGGTAAGCTGCCGGAAGTGTATTCCCTGTCACAAATATCTCTCTCATTTCAGTTTTCTCTCTAACTCCGCAACGGCCTTATCAAGTTCACCGTCCTGATCACGCCAATATGCTTTACGATACTTACCTACTCTCTGCTGATTGATTGTAGTGCCACCAATAAGGTAATCTATATGATCAACAATGTTTGGGAAAATGTTCGTTGTGGGAAGATTTGGATGATACTTCATCGCATACTCTCTGAAAAGTGAGTCATCACACTTTCCTGATTCAACATACTCAGGAAATAATTCCTGCGCTTCTCCGCTATCAAACCAGTCCACAAATGCAGCTGCGATCCGATTTGGGATCATGATGCATTGGAAACTGAACCACATGCCATTGACGGTTATGTTTCCGATGTGGTTTGTTCGTTCCGCATCAAAAATCTCATTGCAGAATCCATTGGCAATTCCAGAATACTTCTTCTGTGTTTCTGTAAAGAAATCAGAACTAATAACAACATCATCTTGCAAGTGCCATGTATCATCATATGAATTGAGATTATCCCTTATCCATCGGCAATTCGCGGTAAATGATGCCAGATTGCCTATACCGTCATAGTCGTGCCAGACGATAATGTTCTCTTCAGCAATTCCCGCATCAATCAGAGATGGAATCAGATAATCCTTTACGTACCACTCCCTATCATTGCATGTATGAATCATATAGGCCAACTTGTGCGGAAGATATTTATCAATATACTCTCTGCGTTTGATTGTCTTATTCTCATACCAGTCTGATATTCCACAGTAATGCACAATTGCCGGATTATCCGTATATCCAGTGCTCATGTTTTCGTTAAATCGCAAAGGAACCGTTACTGCCTTATCCTGTTCGATGCCGTATTTATTCCATGCGTCCTGATCTGCAAATGGT